CTCCATACAAATATGTTGAGCGGGTATCCCCTGTACCCAAAAATCATCCCAGTATTGGGGCCACTGTTGAAGTGGTCAAGGAAGTGATTCAAGCTGCAGTTATAGATATATCAGTGGCTGCCATCGGAACTGTAGTAATACAAAATTCCAAAGCAGTCAATGTTTGTAATCATCTATATATGAGCGTGAAACACATTTTTGATCAAAATGCCACAGAATGGTACATAGGTATAGCATGTCGAGGACAGTCAGAAGCTATACAGTATAGGGTTGACATCAATTGTATATATTTCCATCCTACCAAAGATCTAGCCTTTTTTAATATCCTCAAATTGCCTCCTGGCAAGAATATATTAAAATATTTGTTAGACGATAATGTTTGTAATTCTGGTGATGGTTACGCATATATAGTGGATGAATTCATCTCCACACCTATGCAATATGTTGAAACATTCCAATATCGACATGAGAACACAATCCTGAAGGCGCAGGGACACAAGATACCTTTGCCTTATAAGCAAGGTGATTGTGGTAGTCCGCTATTATCTCTTTTAAAGGAATCTTTACAATTTGCAGGAATTTTAGTTGCGTCCCAACCTGGAGAGGTGGGTTATACTATAAATGTGAAACGTTCAGATGTTGAAGGAGCAATATCGTATCTAACCAAAGTCAAGAAGCTTAAAGTAGGATCCTCCTCTTCAGGAGTACTATCTTTGCACAATTATGAATTGCAACCCTTACATGTTAAGAGCAGATGCAATTATATCGACACCTCCGGTTTAGCTATATATGGAGCTCTCAAAAACTTTCCTCGCTCTACAGGAAAATCGTATGTTAAACCAACTATGCTTAAAGATGATGCAGTTATAAGATTCGGACCTTGTCATGTAGGCCCACCTCTTATGAAAGTCGGAAATGAACATGGAGTGTGGAGAGATGCCTGGAGACATGGTATGGTGATAAAATCTAAGGATAATATCAATATGCCCGAATCCAGTGTTGCCTCTGCAGCCGAAGCTTATTTTCAAGATGTATTTGTTGAAAGAACACTACAACCACTGACAAGATATCAAGCTCTTAATGGTGTGCCTGGTGTTTATGGAGTTGATTCAATGAATCGCTCTACAAGCGCAGGTTTTCCACATATGAAGAGCAAGATGAATTTCTTGGTTGATCATGTGACAGAAGACTATCCACATGGAAAAGAATTGGTACCGGAAATGAAGGAATCATTTGATAAATGCATGAACTTGTACGTACAAGGGCAATGTGTCCATCATATATTTAATTCCTCGTTGAAAGATGAACCTACCACATTATCCAAAATTGCAATAGGTAAAACGCGTATTTTCCAATGTGCACCTTTTATGTTAACTTTAATCGAGCGTATGTATTTCTTGCCTTTAGTGGCTATTATACAGCAGGAAAATTTACGATGGGAGACTGCAGTTGGATGTGATGCTGCATCTTATGATTGGACTGTATTTTGGAGATACTTAGCTCAAAGTCCCAATATCATTAATGGAGATTTTAAATCGTATGATCAAGACCTCCCTCTAATAGTGTTGTATTATGCAGCTGATGTACTGATACGATATTTAAAAGAATCCGGGTATACGGATACCCAGATATTGGTTTGTGAAGCAGTAATGGAAGATGTAATATTTAATGCCACCAACGTAGATGGTGATTTGATCACTTTTACCAAAGGGCATGCTTCAGGACATGCGCTCACTGTTATTCTTAATAGTATGGCCAATTCCATAATGATGCGTATGGCTTATGAACATCTAGGTGGAGATGCTAAAACTTTCCAAACGTATATACATTTGCTTACATATGGTGATGATAATGCAGCGGCAGTTCACACATCGATACCTTGGTTTAATCAGAAGGCAGTTACAGAGTATTTCAAATTATTTAATATAGGCTATACTATGGCAGATAAAGAGGCGG